CCGGTTGGGAGCAATACTTCTCCGCCAGTGGCGCGAGGGGCATGGGTGCAGCGGCGAGCGCGAGCATCGCCCCTGGCATGACGAACCCCTACAGAGCACAGACCCGCAACCTGACGGAAGCGCTGCGTCTGGAGAGGGAAAACCCTGAACTTGCTGCGGCCCTGAAGGCTGAGGCAATCAAGGGTTGAACACGGTAACCTCTTTCACCTGAGTCGAAATGGCTGCCCCTTATCAGAACTATTCAGGAGGCACCTTTGCCTCCGACCTGATTACAGTTCCCAACTTCACTCAATACCTTATGCAAGAGGTATACGAGCGCTGTGCGTTCGTGAAGTCGGGTGTAATCAGCCGCAACGCCGCCCTGGACGCCTCCAGCGGTGGTGTGCGCACCACTGTGCCTGGGTTTATTCCTCCCGCTCCATTTGAAGAGCGCATGGAATCAAACGCGACCTGGGGTGACAGCGGAAAGGGTTATCTGACCCCCCGCAAGATCCAGGCCAACGCTGGTATCGCCACCTTGATCCACCGTGGTCTCAGCTTCGCTGCTGATGAACTCAGCAAGCAAGCCAGCGGCGCCGATCCCATGGCCGCGATCATGGGCTACATGGCCAGCGTGATCGACCGCAACCGCACTGCCACCCTGCTGTCTCAGCTGACTGGCCTGTTCGGCACTGCACTGGCCGATAACACCGTCGATGTGTCTGCTGGCACCGGCGGCGCCGAGTACATCAGCGCCTCTGCCGTGATCCGCGCCAAGTCCGTCCTGGGCGAGCGTGGTGAGGATCTGAGCGTTCTGGCACTCCACCCGAACGTCTACTACCACCTCGAGTCGATGGGGATGTTGGTGTTCAGCACCGCAACCTTCAACACCGGCGGCTCGATCAACTGGTCGGGCGGTGGTGTGAATGTGACCGACACGAAGGTGGCGACCTTCGCGGGGATGCGGGTCATCATGGACTCGCTACTGCCTGTCACCGGCACCGGCGATCAGACCGTGTACACCAGCTACCTGTTCGGCCCTGGCGTCGTACAGGAAGGTGTGCAGCAGGCACTCGAGACCCGCAGCGATTACAACATCCTGAGCTTCCAAGATGTTGTGGCCATGCGTTACAGCTACGGCTTCCACGTCATGGGCTCCAGCTGGATCGCCCCTGAGGACAACCCCGGCAACATCGAGCTGGCCGAGGCCGGCAAGTATGGCCTGGTGTGGGACCGCAAGCTGATCCCCCTGGTGAAGCTTCAGTGCAAATCGCCCTACGCTTGATTCGCGGAGGGACAGAGTGGGGGCTGCGGCCCCCCTTTTTTTGTGATCAACCTGACCCGGCTGATCTGCGAACGTGGAGAGGAGCTGGACGGAAGGGCGCCGGCTGAACTGAAAGTGCTGGATCTTGACCCGTTGGAAGCGACAGCGGAGCGCCTTAAACTTCAGTCAGAAGGCTGGTTTGTGGAGTCGGTACAGCTGTGACATTGAACACGTCGCTCACTGATCCAGCTGCTGACAGCTACATCTCACTGGAGGAGGCCACGGCCTATTTCTCCGGTGGCCTGATGGCCGACGACTGGACGGAGGTGGCCAACCAGGAGGCAGCGCTGCGGGAAGCGGCCAGGTGGCTGAACACATTGCCCTGGGTAGGCGAATGCTGCGTGGCGGGGCGATACCTGGCCTGGCCGAGACAGGGGGCGACCTGTTGCTGTGAGGATGCAGCGTGCGACATGGTGCCGGCGCAGGTGCGCCAGGCGCAGGCAGAGCTGGCATTGCAGCTGGGCAGCAACCCGGCACTGCTGACAGGTGGTGTCGGTGTGGTGCAGACCGGTGATCGTGGCCCGGTGAAGCGACAGAAGCTCGGTGATCTCGAGCAGGAGTTTTTCGATCCCCGCAGCGAGGGCGGCACCACCACGAGCAGCGCCACCGCCGGTCAGCCGACGCTGCTGCAGAAGTTGCCGTGGTTGGCGGACATGCTGAATTGCTGGGTTGCGAAGACCGGAACGGGCAGCAGCCGGATCATCGGGAGGGTTCGGTCATGAGCGCCCCGCAGGACAGCTGGGCACTGCCCCTGGCCAACGAGCTGGTGAACGCCTTCCGCGAGACCGAAGTGGTGTTCGTGATGCGTGGCGGCACGGCCTACAACCCCGAGACGGGGGAGGTGGTGACAGAGGAGGTTCGCTACCCCTGCGGCGCGGCGGTGCTGAAGACAGCCCGCGTGGAAGGGGGTGGCACGGCAGAGGAGTGGACGGCAGAGATGTGGTTTGACTCGACCACGTTGCCGGTGTTGCCGACCACGGCCGACACGGTGCTGTATCTGGATCGCACCTGGCGGATCGTGGCGGTGGAGCCGCACTACGGATCAGGCCCCACCAATTACGCCTACAAACTGAGGTTGCGCACCTGATGCCCAGATTCACGAACCCAAAGGATCTCGAGCGCCACCTGAAGAAGGCGATGGATGCCCTAGTGGCCGAGACACTGATCACGGTGCAGGCCGAGCTGGGCAGTGCTGCCGTGTCACCAGTGGACACGGGCCGCTTCCGCTCCAGCTGGTTCGCATCAGAGGGGCCAGGCACTGGTGAAGTGGCGGCCGAGGGCGCCAACGAGCCACGGACTGATGCCATGAACCTGCAGGTTGACAGCGAGAAGCGCTACCGACTGCAGAACGCATTGCCGTATGCGCAGAGCGTGGCGATCGAGGGCAACGTGGTGAGCCAACCCAGGACATGGTTCACCACCTTCCGCAACAAGCGGATCCCTCAGATCCAGGCTGCGGCCACCAGGGTGATTCAGGAGCGTTACGGGCTATGAGCAGCTTCCAGCAGATCCGAGGGATTTTTGAGCGGGTCACCTACGACGCACTGCGGCTGGCGGGAGTCCCGGCTGATCTGGTGTTCTTCGATGGGGTGCAGGAGACACCACCGGATGCGGCAACGGCCTACGCCGTGGTGTCGCTCAGCTTTGAGCAGACCGCTACCGAAACGGTCGGCTGCGCTGTCGAGCTGATCAGGGGCTCGCTGATGGCCAACATCTACACACCGAAGCAACGCGGCAGCCGGCCCGGTGAAGACATCGCCGCCGAGGTATTGCGGGCGTGGGTTGGGCTGAACCGTGCGCCACAGACCGCGAACCGGCCACGGGTGCAGAACATCGAGGGACCCAGGACGATTGCGCCAGACCAGCGGCCACACCACTGCCACGCGATGAGTTGTTCCTTTACCGCTACGGCTGCGTAGACTTAGTACGCCTAGGGCCGTGCCCGTAGGCGTCTGGTTGCCCCCGACCTGACGGCAGCGCCCCCATCTGTCGTTTGTCTACTCAGACCCGTGGCCATTTCATGCAGCTCTAGTTCGCTAACTGGACAAGAAGGCGCTATTTACTTCCAGCCTGCCGGGACGCAATTCTGCCTCTCTGACTGGAGTGATTTCCAGGCTGGGACCGAAATCGGTGTGCCCAGTGATCACGACTATCAAGTCGGCGATCCTGTCGTGTTCACTGAAGAAGGAGCCGGCAAGCTGGACACTGCGCTTAGCGCTGGTGCTACCTACGTGATTGTTGCCACCACGTCCACAAGCATCACTGTGGCCGCTGAAGGCGACGCCACCTACGCCCCCATCACCTTGAACGGCGATGGCGGGACCGGCACCGCTGACACCGTGGGGGCAAAGTCACACATCAAGATCGACTTCGCCGAGTTCGGCACTGTCTGTCAAGTGAAGCAGTTCAGCTTGGAACTGACTCGTGAAGAATTGGATGTCACCACCCTCCCCTGCGGCCTCGGCGGCGGGAGCAATAAGTACGCCCAGTTCCGTCGCGTCCAGGCCGGATTCGCCTCTGGCACTGGTTCAATGACGGTGATGTTCACTGACGATCAGACCAGCCTGGCTAATCGCCTGCTGGCCAACGTCATGCTGCGCAGTCAGTCCGGCGCCGAGGTGAAGCTGTATGTGAACCATGTGGCGAATGCGGCCGGCACTGCACCCGACGATTCCAAGTCGATCTTTGTGCAGGCTCCGATCAGCATCACCTCCATGTCGCTGTCGGTGACACCGGACGACGCCACCACCGCTGAGCTGAGCTACAGCATCAGCGGCCAACCCAGCGCGCTTCTTGGCATCGAGCTGTGACCTGAAGGCCACAAGCCGCCCCGCCCCGCCATGTGCGGGGCTTTTTCATGGCTGCGCAGGCAGAATGGGCTGGTGCTATTGACTTTGAGATGACGGACGCTGCCAGGGACCACGAACTGCATGTGATCTGGGAACGGCTGAAGGCCGAGGCAACGAGCACATCGAAGCGGTTCCGGGACTTCCTGAACTTCCGGGACACCTGCAGCGAGATGCCCCTGGGCGGCGATGTGGAGCTGATCGACCCAACCGAAGGCTTCAAGACCAGCAATATCCGGGTGGTCGACCCGGCGGGTGAACCGGTGACCCCGACCGTTCCGAGCGTCGAGCCCGAAGGCGTGATGCCAGAGGTGACCCCCGAGCCTGAAACGGTCACCCCCGAGGTTCCCCAGGGCACTGATCAGACCCTGCCCGAGGAGCCGATCGTCACCGAGCCTCCCGCCGAGGTGGTGGCTGAGGAACCCGCCTGCCCGATGCCCGAGCCAACTGTGGCAGGGGAGCCTACAGCTGAGGTGGTTGCAGAGCCGGTTGCAGCCGAGGAGCCGGTAGCTGAACCTGCCGCCGTACAGGAGCCCGTGGCAGAGGCGCCCACTGAGGTGGTCTCAGAGCCTGTGGTCGAGCAGCCGGCTGCCGAGGTTCCCGCTGAGGCGCCCGCCGCTGTTGAGGAGCCTGTGGCCGAACCCGTGGCTGAGGTCCCCATTGAGGGGCCCGCCGTGGTGACCGAAGAGCCTGCCGCTGAGGTGATCACCGAGCCTGCCGCTGAGGCGCCTACCGAGGAGCCTGCTGCTGTTGAGGAGCCTGCAGTGGTAACCGAGGAGCCTGTGGCCGAGGCCCCTGTTGAGGAGCCTGCCGCTACCGAGCCCGTGGTGGAGACCCCTGCGGCTGAGCCTGTGGCAGAAGAGCCTGCCGCTACTGAGCCTGCGGTCGAGGAGCCTGCTGCCCCTGCTGAGGAGCCTGTCATTTAGTACGGCTACTCTCTATAGGTCGAGCAAGTCACTCGACCGGATTAGCCGCATCCCTCCCCTGGGTTGCGGCTTTTCTGTGCCATTAAGCTATTGATGCCCAGGGGTATCAAGATGAAAAACGCTCTCGCCAGGTTGAAGGCTGCTGTGGACATGTCTCCACGCCGCCGCACCATCGACCTGCCCAATGGTGAGGTGTTCGAGTTCTACACGACACCTCTGACCCTGGCCGAAAGAGAGAAGGCCCAGAAGGATGCACGCAAGCCCGATGAGGTGGCCTTGACGCTGATGATCCAGAAGTGCCGCGATGAGAACGGCCGCGCCATGTTCGCCCTGGGCCAGGTTGCTGAGCTGAAGAACGAACTACCCGCCGAGCTGCTTGAACAGCTCCAGGTAAAGGTGTTCGTCGAGGCCGACAGCGAAGCGGCTGGCGTTGAGGACGCCACCGATCTCAAAAGCCCTGCAGAAGGAACTCGCCGCGGACGGAGAGCTGATGCTGCAAATGGTGGTAGCGGAGAAGCTGGGGAAGACGCTCTCTGAGCTACGCGAATCGGTGACGCCACAGGAGCTGCTTCTGTGGCACGCCTTCTATTCAGAGCGGGCCGATCGTGAGCGGGCCGCGATGGAGAAGGCCAAGAGCCGCCGATAGACTGCTGCGATGGAAGCGTGACAGGCAGTGAGCACAACCTTTGCCGTCGATATTGAGTTCAGGGCGAAGGGTGCTCAGCAGCTACAGCAGTTCAACAAGCAGGCCGAGGAGCTAAAGCGCACGGTCGAGGGCACGAAGATCGACGTGCTCAATTCAGCGGTCGGGGTGC